CTAAAACTGTTTATGTAGATGATAGGGGTAATAAAGTAACCATGTTGAATGATTCTATTTTAATAGTATGCACATGCCTAGAGTATCCAGAGAAGTATAAAATGGAAGTAATTAATATAAAGAACAAATAGATGGTTATAAACAACAAACAACTTTACAAAATAACCCTAACAAGGGAGCAACTGATGTTGATCTCACAATGCGTGGAAGACATCAGTAGATTTGCGGCGGGGGACATGGATCTACAGCATACAACAGATACGTTGATAGATGATATGGATAGGACGGAGTCGCTGGGTATAAGAAGCTTTATAGTCAATAACTCACGAGCGATAAGAAGAAGGTTGTTCCCAGATCTTGAGGATTTTGAGCATATAGGGTATGATGGAGGCAGTAAAGATAAGATAAATAGGAAGAGACTTATCGGCAACACCTACCAGATATATAGATCGATATTACATCAGTTGGCCATTGACGAGAACTGGAATAACGTGTATAGTGATATCATGTTACCTTCAGGTGATATGGGAACAATTAAAGTGGAGAGAATTGACAATGAAAAAGGAAATGAGGGTGTTTAACGGGAATATGGTGTGGGAGGCAATCCAATGAACACCGTGCCGGACGGGGCGGTAGATGTCGCCCTTCCCTCGCCGCAGGGGGGGGGATGGATTCCCTGCTCGTGGAGATAGATCGTCAATTCTTTGATGAGATGATAAACAGATTTAATAACAATAACATTAAAGTGGACAAATTAGAGTATGCCAAGGAACTACAGCCGTACAAGGGCATGGGGCTGTGCAGCGAATGCGGGAGGCTGGCTACCAGCCCAGACGGACGTGATGTCGTGGTGCCCGGAAAATGGCACGGGAAGTTTCCGAAGGAGAAAGCTACCGAAGAGCAGTTAAAGAAAGTAGGATATAAAAATCTGATAAAATGAATAAGATAAGAAGAGGAGAAGTTAAAATATATAAAGGGGTAAAATACATAGCTATCCCTGAGGTACAAGAAGAGAGTTGTGAGGGATGTTGTTTTTACGACGAAGGAATTTGTTCAATAGAGCATAATAATGATCCTAATTGCCTTCATAGCGGCATGATCTGGGCAAAAGAAGAAAATGGTATGAGCGATATCAAAGAAATGGCTATTAAATTGGCTATAGATGCCATGAAACCTATCCCGGTATATTCATCGCCATGTTATAGTATAAATGACAGCAGATCGCCCGAGGAAAAGCATGAGGAAGATATGAGGTTTTGCAAGGAGTTTAACGACCTTAAATGCGAAATGCTTATTGACATGGCCAAGAAAATAGAGGAGTATTTATTATAAGGATACTATATTGATGATCGGGGACGCTTCCGGGAAAGAAGGACAGCTTTCTGACTCCGATAAGAAGACGGCGGAGAACTTCGGATGTGAGTATATGGATGTAGATGATTTTGTGGATAAGTATAAGGGCTGATAACAGTAGAAGGATAGGATGACAATCTCCTATCCTTCTACTATTTTAATCAAATATCTTGCCACCGAAAGAGATAAAAGACCCTCTTGATTTAGGTATATTCCTGATATTATATAACGTTTTCTCAAATCCCTTCCTAGTCATATAAACCGTATTCCTGATCCAGGTATCCGTATTGTATCTGTAATGTGCATAACCCTTCTTCATAACATTCTCTGTCAAGATCCACTCTCTCTTATTCTTGTAAAAGAAACCCTGCTCTTGTAAAAACTCTCTTAACGATCTTTCCGCTATATCACATCCATGAGACTCAAGTTCTCTCCTAACATCACGAATCAACATATCATCACCTTTGTCATTGGCCATAATAGCTGTTTCGGCGAATCCTACCTTAGGGGCTTGTTCTTTAATAATGTTATCGGATATCATCTTAGCCTCCTCCGTTGCTTTCTTGGCTTCAGCTAATGCCTGTTTTTCTTTCTCAGATGCTAATAACGCTTCTAATGCTTCTATATAATTATGTGGAAGGTTCTTTTCTACAGATGCTTCCGTCTTATTTAAAGCATTTGCTGTGCCGTGAAATACACTTCTATATACATCAAATACTCGTCTTTCTTTCCTTGCTATTAAATATTCCATGCAAGATACAGATATCATATATACAATTGTTGGTCTTCCCCCAGTAGGGTTTTTACCATTTTGGGTAAAAAACTTATAATCAATATCTTTGATAAAACCATTATCACCAGTAAGAACCCTAACAGCCTTGCCTTTATCAGAATATATCAAAGGCCAAACATCATCTAAATTAACTGGAAAATCTTCTCCGGATTTAACTAACTCAAGAACCTTCTCAAAATACAATCTAATAGACAAATCGTCATTTAAAACAATATTGCACATAATATAAAAATAGGCTCAAAAGGAAATGCCGGATCTCACCTCGACAAATCCTAATGAGCCAAAAATATCTTACACATTGAATGACCTTGAAGTGAGATCCCGTCATTCATTGTTTTATGACGCAAATATAGCCATAATATTTATACTACAAACTAAAGTAACAATAATTTATATTTATTCAATATAATTCAATTTATATTATTTGGAGAATCATGAAAAAGATCTACATTTGCATTCATAGTTGATAATTATTTATTCCCATCCGTCCGGGATGGATAGATAGGAATACAAAAATAGCCAATCTGATTGTTTTAAGCAATCGACTGGCTATTTTTTGTCATACTATATCAGTTATCTTCCCCTATCAAAGTACCAATTAGCGTCCTCACCGGACTCGTCCTTATCCCTACCTCCTAAGAAGAATCCCATCGTCATGCCGTTGGTCATCAACCAGTAGTCGGATGTCTGCTTAATATCCCTAGCCGTCTTGATATTATACCATTGCTTACCAAACGAGAACTTCATGAGCTGCCTCCATAGCTTGCTCTCGCCCTTATACACGCCGGTCTGGACGGTAGCGAACGGATCCCAGTTTCGAGGATCGGTGAGATCACCTAACTTTCGGGCGGTAACCAGCGGGTCTTGTAACATATCTATAGCGTTAAGCTCCATGAACGGGGATGTCTGGGAAGCGATCTCATTGATCGTCCTGAATCCTATATAGGTAATGAACTGCCCGAACCAGCTATCCTCATTATCCTCCCTATATCCCATCAAGGCCCTTCCTATAGCCATCATCGTGGCGAATACCGCCATATTGATAATAGATCTCTTGATATTAACCTGCTCATAAGGTGTAAGCTTATCATATTCCTCCTTAAGCACGTCATACGCCTCTCCCATACGACCCTCGGACATCGTATTATAGACATTCCCCGCCAATCGCCATAATGTCCTCATATATCCTTCCTCGAACTGGTTGGTCTGGAAATTGAAACCGGCTTTCTTATATGCCCGCTGCACGGCCAATATAAACCATCCACGATGAGGCAGAACCATGTTAAGGATAGCGTTCCGGCTAGCCCCCACCCGGTTCTGCTCGTTCAGGGCGCCGTCGCAGATCTGCACCATACTCCTGACCCTGCTGGACAATGTAGGTATGTATCGGTCTATAATATCCTTATTAGCTTCGTTTTTAGCCACGATCTTCCCATCCTTGACATTTACTAAGTTCCACATGGAATAATCCCTTAAACGCTCCCAATCACGTTTAGCCTCATTAGCGGACATATTCCTGTCCTTCATCATCATCTCCTTGAAATTAGAATATGACCAGAACTGACCCTCATACAGGCGGGTGTCATCCATTACCGAGATAATAACCTGCGGATCCAAAGGAGAGTTCAAAACCTCCATCATCTTAAACGGCAGGTCCCGGAAAAAGGTTCTCCAGATCTTGTTATATGCCGCCGATCGTACACGGTTGCGGACATTAAACACACCTAGGACCTCACCGACAACATATAACTTATTGGTACGATTTATGTCCCCGATCTCAGACACGTACGTACTTAACTGTTTCTGGGCTTCTCCATAAGCGTATTTCATGGAGTCCTTGCTTATGTACTGTCCTACCATACCTTCCAAAAGGAAGTTGGCCTGCCCGGTAAGGGCACCGGTAGCCGCCACGAATGGGGAGAAGCCTAAGTTGGATTTGGACACAAATTTGGTGAACATAAGAGCCAGCTTATTAAGATCGACCTTATAATTGCCTATATTCCATTCAGCCCGCTTATTGTTTATCCTGACGTCATAGATACTGGCGTTAACCCAATCTTGAAACATCCTATAGGCATGCGTTGCCTCTGGGTTCTTACCGCCGTCGTATTGCGTCTCCAGCATCATGTTCCTGTATCCCATGACATCATCCAAAGCCGCTCTCTTATGCTTGTAAGCGGCTGCTTGTAAGGATAACATGGAATAGGAGTACGCGAAATCATGAGATACGTCATCGGCATTCTCTAGCTTACTCAGATAGTACTTGGGGATCATGCGATATTTGTTATCGTTCTCATCAAGCTCTCCTAGGTCTTGCCCTTGACCGTGTATAGGGTCATCCACCCTCTCGCCAACAATATCACGCACGGCGTTGCCGATGGCCGCCTTCGGGTCAACTCCGGCCTGCACCATCCTCTCCACGCCGCCCTTGGATATTTGTGGTATCTGGTAGATGTTCCTGAACCGCTCGTCATAATCCTCCATAGCCTTACGGCTTATGTTAAGCAGCTCCTTCCTCATCTCCCACTTATCCTTATTGATCGTAGCTTCCTCCCCTTCGTTGGTAATACCGTATTTCTTGAAAAAAGCCTCGTTCTTGTACCTATCAAACCTAGGCGTATGATATCCATAGCCCAGATCGGGATTATAATTAGGATTACGGAAAGAGCTATCGGCATCGGCCTCTTCTAGCCACTGGTTATTGATCGATAAGTCAATCATATTAATATCGAACCCGAAACGGGATACGCTCTCTTCCTTTGATATACCATTTTCCATGGCATCAAAGAACTCGGATACCTTATACGTACCGTTATTTATCTTCCTAACGAAATCAGAATATCCCTTGGGAGAGTATTTTCTCATATAAGGATATAGCCGAGTTCTGGCGTACTCGATAAGTATACTATTAGCCTTACCCATAGCTATATCATTAGCCAGCTTATCACTGAAATCAGGACCGTATTTCTTTCTTAAGAACAATGTCTCTACGAACGTCCATGACGGGTTCTTCCGGGACAGCTTGTCGGCCATCCTATCCACCTGACTCCGGGAGCGGGCGGACATATGCTCCTTGGCGAATTTAATTTCATCCATGCCCTTGTCGTGCGCCACGGCATCCCTTAACGCATTACGGTAGGAATCTGTAACGCCACTCTCCACCGTATCAGGCATATCCATCTCAATAGCCTCAGCGGAAGCGGCGGCATTAATAACGCTCTTAGCTTCTGCCAGACGATCATATAACTCGTTTATCTTCCTTAACGAGGCAGATCCACGTAACCTATCAAAATCATATTCCCCATATCTCGTGCTATCCCGGTACTGGATAAGCAAAGGCCTTAGCTGGTCATTGATCTCGTTTATTGTTGCCATCGCCTCCTCTACCGCCTCTATCCTTGACGATGACACGGATTGTTCTGTGATCTTATCAACCAGATTCTTGTAATAATCACCCTCCTCGGATCCCCACATATCCTTAGAGAAACCAAGATGACCGCCAGCTAGCAGGAACTCAAACGCCGCCTTGCCGCCCTCGGACCGCTCTATCCCACGAAGTATCTCCTTGAACTCGGCGGAAGCCTTACGACCCTCGTTGGTATTCCCGAACTCCTCGGCCCACGCCTCGTCCCAGGTCTTGATCTCCTCGGACATCATCAACGCCTCGGACCCCGTTTCCTTTGGTGTCCCGTCGGAATACCACTCGCTCTTGGCTATAGCCCTATCACGAAGGATATCCAGATAAGATCTCCATGCTATAGGATCGGATTGGAATGCCGACCAATCCACTTTCCCGTCTTTCACAAATTTATCCATAGCCACATATCTACTCCTGCGGATACGGGACATGAAATCGGATGTAGCTTGTGATACCCTGCGGCCCAGCCTTTCCTCTACCTTCTTGTTCACATTCTCGATCTTATCGTAATAAGCCTGCACCATAGGCTTCTCACGATTCTCATCCAACCACCTATTTATCGCGTCGAGATATCGTTGCTGATCCTCGAATGTCATGGCCGAGATATCAAAATTCTGGATACTTGGCTTGAATATATGATTGACCTCCTTTGTAATAGGTTTATCACCATCATATCCTATGATATCATCACGAGTCTTGACCTTAAGCCCCTTATCAGATAAAAGCATGTCGACAAGTTGCTTCTCGGTCTTACCCGTAACCTTTTTAAGATCATATATATCAATAATAGCTTTCGCCTGCTCTGTCCGATACAGTAAATCGTATTTGGCGAAATCACGGGACGAATCAAGGTAATCAGAGTTCTTACCGTTTATCTTCTGTATAAGATCCTCATTATCCTTTATCCCCCATCCGCGCTCTTTCATCATCCTAGTCATCTTATTGATATTGGATACACCCTCGGTATGCGCATCACTATGAGCCTTGCCCAGACGTTGACCTAACATACCTAAGATGGCATTACCACTATGCTCCAGTGTGCCAAAGAACCGGGACATGACATTGATATCCTTATGGATGTTATTCACCAACTTCTTTATCCCATTCCAATATCTTTCCTGGATATTAAACATCCGGAGCTGTCCGTCCAGCCAATCCTCGTTACGATCGCTACGAAGGGCGTTTATATCAGACATAGATGTCTCAGCCATCCGCAATATATCATCCATATCCTCTACCATGCCAACCTTGTTGTTGCCATAATAATCCGCCGCCTGATTATTGACGAATCCACGAAGATTCCTGATTAACGGTACTATCTCCCCATATACGTTATCGATAACCTGTATCGTCTCATAATCCAATCCCTTGTCGCTCTTACGCAAGCTACTGGCGACCGTAACCAAATACTCCACCTCAGCCTTGGCGGTCGCTATGACACTCTTGGTGGATAACAGGTTGTTATTTTTATTAAGCTCACCTCCGACTTGTCTTACCTTCTCGCCTATATCACGAAGAAGGGAGATACTCTCACCGATCCTCTGGCTTTGGCTTGATCTCATCCTCTGCAATCTGGTATACAGCCTTTCTAATGACCTGCCATTCTTGATCAGCTTATTAGCCACGTCGATGTCCGATAACGAGTACATGAGATGATCGCTATCCTTTAGCAGAAGCACGTCAAAGGCGCTTGGATCATCAGCTAACGCCGACTCCTTTATCCTGTCAAGTACCTTATTTAAATCCGATCTTTGGCTGGAGAAGAAATTACGTATAGCTCGTACCATCCTGCCAAACAAGGAGAGCTGGGTGTCCTCGGACGAGGTCAGATCCTCTACCGCCTGCTCCATGCCCGGAACGAACCGCTGGGCCAGCGTCTTACCTAGGATCTCCCGCTTCACCATCCGATCCAACTCCTCTCCTTGGTATTCCTTCCCATACACCTCATAGTAACGACCAGCGAATTGGTTCCATAACGAAGTTCCCTCGACAGAATCAAGTATCTCGTCAATATCCTGTTGGTTACGGTAAGTATCAATCAAGAAATGGGCTACTTCCTCATTAAGATCTTCTACCGTAGCTCCCTCAGCCAAGGCGATAACCCCATTGGCCATATCGGACAATGCCCTAGCCGAAGGCTCAATACCATTACGCATCTTATACTTATCCATATATTCAGACATACCCATCACACGGATACCTAACGTGGATAAGATGTTGGTGATATCAGTCCTGTTCTGAAGATCCTCCGCCTTCTCATTCTCAATAACCCCACGGACATTACTTCCGTACAAAGCGTTATCCTCCATCATCAACGACAAGGCCAGCTCCATGAATCCATCATACTTGTTATTAAGCTCCTCAAACTTGCCTTGCCTTAACATACCCTTGATCTCCGATCTGCTTACCGTAACCTTCTCCCCGGACGTAGTGATAAGATCAAGATCATTACTTACCTCCGTATCAAAACCTATAGAACCCAATACGTTCATTTCGGAGGACTGACTTCCAAATCTATTTCTAAGGCTAGAGAAGGCATCCATAGCGTTATAGATCTTAAGACCATCAGAATTGCCGGCTCCAGTAAGATAATATCTATCCCCTAGCCTTATACGTTCCCCACTCAACATACCTTTCTTGATAAGGTAATTGACAAACCCTCCACGGGTGCTTATATTAGAGTCTGAGCTAATACCAAGGATCGGGATGAATGACTCGCTGTTATTAAGGGTTATGGAGGAAGAGCCAAAGGAGATGTCAGCCGTACCGGACGGGACGTCGCTCTCCTCGACACTGCCGGCCAAGAACCCGGCCTCGACCCGCCCACCGGACGATCCTTTTATGGCGTTGGCGTAAGATTCGTGTATCTTTCCGTCATCCGATCTAAAGAACAGGCGAGGCTCACCGGAATCATATACCAATCTTGAAGATGGAGGAGTATAATTCTCAATATTATTTAACGGCAAGACATTGCCAGAAAATATGATCTCCCCGTCTATACTCCCGCCTTTCACCCTAATATTAGGTCGTTGCCCGGTAAAAGCGCTTTCCACGGCCTTCCATAACATACGAGCTGTCTCCTTAATATCTATATTCTCCCTGATAGCCCTTATATCATCCCATGACGCCTCTTTCAGTATCGTATCGCCAATATTATCCTCGTTTATGGAATCCAAATCCACCTCCTGTACCGTAGATGTATCTACCACCGCCATATCATTGATCTCACCTACCTCTCCGGGAGTAAGATAAGCCACGACATTGTCGCTATCCCCAAGGCTTCTGGCCAACGCCGGGGTATCCATATCGCTTATGGCGGACAAGACCTTGGCTGACATAAGATGCCCCCACTCGCTAGCGTTAAGTTTGGCGCTTATGGATCTGGCGGCCTCCTTATTCCTTGGTACGGATCTCGTCCAGTTCCCGAACTTAGACCTAAACTTATCGTTATAAATAGTCATATAAGCCTCAGCGGCCTTATTAAGGTCACTTACGGCTGCTATACCCGCTATCTTATCGAACAAGGTGGATACCTCGCCGGAAGGGGTCAAGACACGGGTTATCTTACCTTCCTTATTCCTTTTAATTACGCAACTCGACATAACTTCATGTTTTTGACAAAGATAAACAAAAAGCCCCCACAAATAAGCGGAGGCTGATATTCTTATAGGTATTTATATACAACTTTTACTATTATATTATATAACATA